CAACAGCAGTAGCAGGGTTTTGACTTTCTAAAGCATCCTTACCTATAGCTACACTTTTTGAACCTATGGTATTCCCGCCTAAAGCGTTATGTCCTACACCTACGTTATCATCTGCGTCAGTTAAAGCATCACCTGCATTAGCACCTATGAGGGTATTTCTTAAACCTGTGGTGACTGCTATTCCTGTGTTATAACCAACTGCTACGTTGTAGCCATCTGCTCCTGCGTTTTGAGTAGCTAAAGCGGATGCTCCAATCGCTACGTTATTTCCGTTAGCATCTTCAGTTTTAAGAGCGTCAAAACCGATAGCAACATTAGAATCACCAGTCGTAATCGCAGTACCTGCATTTCTTCCTATTACAATATTGCGATTTCCACCTGATGCTATTGAGTCACCTGCGTCTAAACCTATACAAACATTGTCGTCTCCTGCTGAAGCAGTAATAAGGTCAGCACCAGCTGCAATAGTTACGTTTGCTGCAAAGTTAGCTGCACCATCAACGTCCACAATGTCTAGGTTTGTTGTACCGTCTACGTCTATGTCACCAGAGATGTCCAATGAAGCAAATACTGAAGTGCCTGTTGCCGTGACAGTACCCGTGATGTTAGCACCTGCGGCAGTCGTCACAACCTTGGCCGCATTCGCAAAAGACAACGTAGCAGCAGCAGTTTTGCCGCCAATCGCATTTACAATTGTGTCTAAGTTATCCAAATCAGTGTTGATCTTTGCACCCCAAGTGTCTTCGGAAGCACCAACTTCTGGTTTGGTTAAACTATATGCCGTTGTCGTTGTATCAGCCATGTTATTCTCCTATTCGGCGTTAGCCAGAGTTGTACAGTTGCCTAAAACAGCGCTTTATTCCGTTAATTTGGGGAAAGCGCAGTCCAGTTACCAGATGCGTTAGGGGCATATTGCCATATTTTCTCTGCGGGGGCAACATCAGTCCAAGTTTCAGGTGTGTCAGGGATTGGCTCCCATTTTTTAACAGCACTGCAAGTCGTACTTAAAACAGTGACAATTAAAGCACTATCCGACTGAACCCGGTTGCACGTTGCCACAGATGTTATAACGCAAACAATGTCAGCACTACTGCTGTATATTGCTTCAGCCCTGGCAGATGTACTGCAAACAGCAGATACTGTCGCAGAGGTAGGCTTAACGCGAACTGCACTAGAGCTAACAGTTGCCGCAGCAGTAACTGTACCAGCAGCATTGCGCTTACGAACGCAAGAAGCAGTTGTTGTTGCAGCACAAGCAGAAACGCCAACGCCGTTACGCACTCGCTGGGCAGAAGATGCAGTTGTAGCGGAAGCCGTGCTGGACGCAGATGCCTCACGAACCCGAATAGCTTCAGATGATGTGGAAGAAACGCCAACAATAATAGACGCAGTTAATCTAACGCGAACCGAAGCGGCAGCGGTAGTAGTCGTAATAATAATTGTGCCAGCGCCGTCAGTGACAAAGCCATCCAGCCCGTAGTTATACGAGCCGTATGTAGCCCTGCCGTAGCCGCTGCGATACTCAGCCATTAGTCGAGTGTAACGTCAAGGTCACCAGATGGGAGCCTAAATACATCGCCAGTAGCAATTGCTTTACTAGCTGTTAACGCCGCGTAAGCAATTAAGTTGCCGCTGCTTGCAGCGTCAAAAACACCGACGTGCGTAACGGTGCCATAACTCGCCGTGGCAACTGGCCACTCAATCGCAGCATTGTTTGAGGCAGTGTTGCCAGAAACGGCAAACGCAACAGCCCTTCGGACATAACCGCCGCCAGATACTTCAGTTCCGCCGCCGGGGTCAGATGGCGCGCCAGTGTAAAGCGCAATATGCCACTGAGTTGGGCGCGTTGTGCTGCTCGTTGTGAAAACATAAGTTAAAACTCTGGTTTCAAATTCATTAGAAAAACTCATATTAGTACGCCTTTATTTTCATGCGACGGCCTGATCCGCCAAATTTAGCTGCATCACCTGACTCGTTTATAGCATCAATTGCACTTTGATACAAAGCCGCCCAAGTAGTCAAACGTGCATCCTCTTTTAAGTAAGGAGCAGAGTGAATTAAAGACCCATACAAGTATGCGTCAGGGAAATATTCCAGCAACCAGTTAGTCGTCACGCTATCGCTTAACTCTGGAATGCGCGAGTAGTAATAAAGTTCAACCGTGTAATCGCCGTTTGGTCTTGGATAAACTTCTAACTCGCCAGCAGTCAAAGCATAATAACGTGGAACGCCAGCAGCGTTAGATGAGGTAAATTTACGCTCAATCAACTGGAACTGACTAATCTTCTCAAGCGGGCTAGTCGTGCCGGATGTAATGTAAAACCGGATGTCCTCAAGGAAGTCAGCAGGTATCGCGCTATATTGCGTGTCAATTGTTGCCGTGCTGCGCTTCTCTTGCCGCCAGTGACGGACCTGACGTTGCATTCCAGCCTCAGCCAGCGTGACGAAATCGCCAGCAATGGCGGTTAAGTCATCGCGGTTAAGAAAGTCTGCAATGCTAGATTTTAGCTCTGCGTAAGTTGTTATTGCCATTAATTATAACCTACCTTTTGCTTTACCATCTTGAAATGTGCGTAAAAGCCATTCGGGGTCTTGTAGCTCACGCTCAAAGCCACCTGCTTTTGTTAAATACTGAACAAATTTTTGGTATTCTGCAGCTAGAACCGCACCACCAAGATTACGCTCATCAACGCCCATAGGCGCGGAAGAAAAATCCGCAAACGGCACGTTAAAAGGATCGGTTGCAGTAGGTACAGGTATAGTTGGACCAGCTCCGCCAAATGGGTCAAGCGGACTTACACCAGTCTGACCGTAACCAGAAGCACCGCCCATATTTCGCGGGTCACTGCCCGGCATACGATTTAATCTTTCCATGTCAGAAAGCTCAATATTACCACCGCCCATATTTCGCGGGTCACTGCCTGACATACGATTTAATCTCTCCATGTCAGAAAGCTCAATATTACCACCGCCCATTAATTCTTTTTGAGCAATACTTGGCCCTTTAGCAGCTACGTCCATAATACCCTTAGGCTGCTCAGCAGAGATTGCACCGCCAGCAGAATTAAAACCACCGCCGTCAAATAAATCAACGTACCAAGGCACATACTCGCGAGTATTTGGATCATAATAACCCGGCAAGCTATCGCCTCCGGTAATCTTCATCATCTCATCGCCAGTGGCGCCAGCTTGCGCTGCTCCGCGCGTTCCTAACAAAGACTGCAAGCCGCCAAGCCCAAGCTCTTTGCTGCGCTTAGACGATAAATCTCCAAGAAAATCTAAAATACCCATAATGCTTACTTCCCGTATTTTTTTGCCAAACAAGTGCCAGCGCGCTTGAAAGCGGCGGGGGTTGGGCAACCTTTACATGGTTTAATATTATCAATCCTTTTTACACAGTAGCACATTTATTTTACAAAGGCCACGGAAGGGGTATTACCCGCAATATCATATATCCTTAATGTCAGCCATAACTTTTTCCATGCGGTCTGACAACTTCCAATGCCCTGCCCGCCAACGCGCAGCATGCTGAGCATCCTCTAAAGATAAGCCCCGTCCAATATACTGTTTAATCCAGTTGTTCATGCGTATATTCTTTAGTTTAGGCGACAACTTGTAAAACGGAATTTGCTTCATGCAATACCTTTTAAATTACGTTTTATGGCCGTTTTCCAACTTGACATCGCGCCAGATAAAGCCGTCGCAGCGTCAGACGCCATAGTTAAACACAAAGCATCGGCAAGGTCAGGCGATTTTAAACCACGCTTGCGCATCTCATCTTTACTCTCAGCTTTCATCTTTCCCCCCGGCGTAAAGCCGTAACGTATGCCCGTTAACTCGGCCAGCAATTGATCATCATTGGGCAGCTTGCACGACCTATCTTCCAACCAACCCTTAGTTTTAAACCAAAGCTCAGCCCGCAAATTCATATAAGTATTACCCATCGCTGGTGACTCACCAACATTAATCCCGCGAACAGGCGCGCCCAACTCACGCAACCTGTCAACAACACCGCCGCCAACGCCAATGCTATCAACTAGTATCTCCTTAGGGCGCATAGAAGGCTGCAAGCCTTCGTATTCGGCCATAACTCGCCCAACTGTCTGCATCAAATCTAAGCCCTGCCAGGACGTAATCTCAGTCACAACATTGCCATACCGCTTACACAACGCAGTTTTGTCAGCCCCAAACCGAGCCACGTCTAAACCCCAAATAGGCTTTGCGTCAGGCGTAACCTCAATATCACGGCGAATAGCGCTTTCAACTAAATGAAACGGAATAATCGTGTCATCATCCGCCATGGGAAACTCGCCCAACACACGAATGCGAAAAGCATTGCTATCCTCACCGTATCTCGCACGCATCTCGTCAACAAACTCGTCAGACACAAGCGGGCTATCCACGCACGACCAACGCCGTGTCCACCAAGTATTTTTAAGTCTTGTCTGGCTTTCAAAAAACGTACCACTAGACCGGGTGGGGTTGGATAACAATATCGTAGTCGCAGCGTGACCCGACATAGAACCCGCGGCAGCCTCAAACACCTTCTCAGGCACACCAGAAGCCTCGTCTACAACCAACAGCACATTTGCAGAGTGTACCCCGGCAAGTGCTTCGGGCGTCTCAGCGCGTGACGTTCTAGCCGAAATAAAAGCTTCAGCCGGGGCCGCAGTCAGCTCAACCCGGTCGGACTTAACCGTCAACAAAACCTTAAGCTGATCCGGCAGCTCATTAATCCAACGCTTAAGCTCGGCAAACAAAGCATCAAACAACTGGCCGGACGTGGGTGCCGTAACCACAACTTTATTGGGGAAGCGCAGCAAAACATACCAAAGCATAGCCCAAGACGCCGTTGTTGACTTGCCAGTACCGTGGCCAGACCGCACAGACATCTTACGCTCGCCAGCAGCTAAAGCGTCCAAGAACTCAGCCTGATAATCGTAAGGAGTAGCGCCTAAAACTTCCTGCACAAACAAAACCGGGTCGTCGCGGTAGCGCAGCACAAACTCCTCCAAAGGGTTGGCGTTATTCATTTGTGACATCCTCACACTCAGCGTCAATGGCCAATTCCTCGCGCTCGCGGTCAAACTTATCAATTGCGTCAAGATCAGAATTAACTTTGCGCAAGGCGTCTAAGTGCATGTCGCTCACAGATATGGTCAGGTTTGTTTGAGGCCGATTGCCGTATCGCTCCTGATTGTATGAGCCAGCCATAAACTTGCGCCACTGAACCTTTTCGCGTGTGGCAGCAATCTCCGACGTAGAACTGTCGCCGCCTAACGCGTCAACCATCTCCAAGCCCTGCTCAACCAACGCGTCTGCCGCAGCTTGCCGCGCCTTTGACACGGCAGAAGCATATTCTGGGATAGCGTGGATGGACTTGCTGAAATACTCACGGCTGCACTCATACTCAGCAGCAAGCTTAGTAAGTGTTTTGCCAGAGGCGAGCTGGTCAAACAGGTAATCTGCTCCGCCTTGCTTAGAGATGTCGGCTAGTATTCGCCTGCGTAATGCCTTGCCTGCCATTTGTAATACTCCCATTTTATATTTTTTTTACATTGTCTAGGGGGTGTAAGGCAAGGGGGTACGGGGGTGTCACCCGTGTGTGTGAGATGTATAATAATAACACTACCCCATAAATTGTTAGACGGGGGGGGCATTTTGAATCTTGCCTTACTCTTGCCTTACTCTTGCCTTACTTTTGACACATTGTTGCCACTATCTTGACACATGTATGACAGGTGCACTACGCGGCCGCGCTGCGTGTGGCAATGTGGTTCGGTGTGCCGTGGTACATGCTCAGCTTGTTTGTGACGTTACGTCACTTATGCAATTAGCCTATTGAGCATATGCGCTTCATATGCGCATATGAGGTACGGAAACAAACAAACATGGAGTAAGACAAATGGCATATAACAAACTCAGCACATATAAAACAGCATGGACAGAAGACGGATACGGCGTTGGCTCTGTAAGATACACCAACACCGCAATTGTTTCATGGGATAGCGACACAATCACGCTGCGCTCTGGTGGATGGGAAACAGTCACAACAAAGCGCAAGATGAACCAATCAAGCCACCAGTTTGGCCTTGGCTTTGGTGTATATCAGCGCGACCATGTTTGGTATGTTGACATGCCAGATGATGACACTGTGCTATTTACGGACGGCATGACATTTTCACGCAACACGAAAAGTGAGGCGGCATAAATGACCCGCCGCCAACGCAAAGCAATTCGCCAGCAAGTGCGCGCCATATTATTGCAGATCAGCCTTGGAGCTTGCGCCGGGCTGGCAATTGGCGCGGTTCTATTTTTAAACCTGTAAGGAGATAAACAAATGCAAATTAACGACAAAAAGTTTGTGATGGAAACGACAATGATTGAAGCCTCATTAGACCAAGGCATAGACCTTTCAGACCTTAAAATCATTTATCGGAAAGCAAAGGGCGCTTGGTTCGTGGTCAGAGTTAGCACTGGCCGGGGCATAGCAAGGGTTCTTGACAGCGAATTTTGATATAACCCGCAACAATCGCCCCGCCTTTGTGCCGGGCTTTTTAGTGGATTGTGTCACCTTTGAGCAGCTCGCTGTCGTGCAATTCGCAAAGCACTTCCGCAAGGGCTTGCATCAAAATTTCCGGCCTGACCTCACCCAATCGTTCTTCGCAATAATCGACGAGCAATCCGGCTTCCGCTTCAGCTTGATCATTGTCCTCACATTCAAGCAATAATCGCAGATCAATCTTAAACGCCATCTGCTCTGCCCTTCAAAATCGCCCAACGCGTTTCAAGGCGCGCTGGGCTAGTTGTGCGAGCGCTTGGGAGGAAGATACCCGCACAACCTTAATAGCGTTTAAAACAGCCTTAGATCAAGTCTCAGCGCATTCTGCACCCAAGGCCATGTATCCGCAGGCGTCAATTGAGCTATCTCTATGAGGTCCGCGTTTTAGTCTGGCAATTTTCAATATCGACATAAGGTGACAAACATCAGCAGCGCTTATGTCTTTCCCCAAATAAGCTGACCACATTTTTGACGTTGTGCCAAAGTTATCTTGTGGCGTGCCATAATGTTCTTGCCTTTCGCCATTGATTAATTCCCCGGCAGTCTCTAGCACCTCTGACCGCGTGTTTTTTTCGTCACTCATTTTTTCTTCCTTTTGTTTTGCATTTCCATTTTGCGCAGCAAGATTGCGTTTCGTTCGTCAAGCGTCCAGCTTGGTTGATTGGGGTCGAACCTGCGACGATTGGCAAAACCCTCCAACTCTCCAATATCCCGGCAAGCATTCAACCTGTCGCTGAACGAGTGCATAGGCTCCGGCACCTTATGAGAGCCAGCAGGGCTGACAATTGC